TTGCCAGCCGTAACCGTGTAATTTTGGTACTTGGCCACAACCTCATTGATATTCTGCTCAAATTTCTCACGGTCAATGATTTCAACCTGTGCTTGTGTTACTTTTACCTGTAATTCTTGCATGTTACCCTCCTAGTATTCAAGTTCGCCATCTAGCAATTCGCCCTGGATTGGCTCATCAGTTTTAGTAGATTCAGGATCTACATGATTTGCCTCTTGCTCTTTGTTAAATTGCTCAATCTCAGCCATCTTGCGTGCTACGACATCTTCACGGCTCTCTTGAGGTGTGACGTCTTTAGGTTCTCGTAATTCGTCTGCCTCATAAAGTCCTCCTAGTTCGTTAGGAAAAGCATTTCTTAATGCTGTCACCATTGCTACCTTATGTATCATGACAGCTGGCTTTTCGTCCCATGTGTTAGGTTTGTTCTCTTTTCCATATTGGTTGACTTTCCCCTCTTTTCTGATTTTTGAATTATCGTACTCAGTGAAAGTTACCTCTGCTTTTGTTGGATGTGTACGATCTTTCCTATACACTACTGCCCAAGCTCCCAGGATTTCGGCGCCTCGTGGCAAAAATGCACCCTCTGACCGTTGGATTTCTCCATTTTTCTCATAGATAATACCTGAGTCTATCCCGTCAAATTGGGGGTGGGCGTCAGCTTTTTTCTGAAATGCCTTTTGAGCAACAACTATCTGGGCTGGTTGATTTCCATATTTGATGAAATAAATCTCTCTTGTGAAAGGATTTAGATTTTGTACTCTTGCTTGAGCAATGAAATAAGCAAGTTCCTCATCACTAGCTTTACCTTGCGGGTCAAGATATTTCCTAACAATCCCACTTGTCAAAGTCTGTGGATCTTCTAAAAAGTTTTTCTCTGCGGTTTGAATATCATTTGTCATTTTCTTCTCCTTTTTCTTTTAGTAATTAAACATTGTCCCACAGTATCCAGCTTCTTCTAATGCTAATCGGTTCAAATAGTGTGACATATCGCTAATACTCATTTTTCTAACCATTTTCTCGGTTAGATAATCGCCATCAATTTCTTCTCTCATTGCCTCTCTAAGTTCTTGTTTCCATTTTTTGTAATACAATCGTTTTTTCATTTCTTTCTCCTTTTCGTCTTCTTCAAATTCCAATTTTCACGCTTTAAGCGTCGATTTTCGTTTTGTAGTTTCAAGATTATATCTTGTTGTTCATTGATAATCTGCCCCATCTCTCGGCCGAGATGAATATATTCAGCTCGCCAGTTGTCGATTTCTGCAAGTAGTTCTTCAATCATACTTCATCACCCACATATCGACGTCTACCGCATCCGATATCCACATACTGGCTTGGGTCAAGTTCTTCTCGTTCTTCAGGTGGTTGCATTATGTCTCTATCGTAATCAAACATGCGTATACACCTTTCCAAGTTCAAGCACTCGTTTCACATATCTGGCCTTGGATGTTAGCCCAAGATCCAGCAATTCGTTTTTTTCTTCATGATTGGCCAAAAGCCATACACGGTTTTTAAGTTCAATTCTAGTCATTATCTGATCCTCAACGTAACACTTTCACAATCGTCTTCTTAGGTTCTGGCAAAGCTAACGGCTCTGGCTTCAAACCTTCAGGTCGTTCATTGTCAAATGTGAATCCTGGAAACTCTCTACGGATATTCTTGCGGATTTGTTGCCGTTCAATTTTACGTCCGATTTCAATAATATTGTTAAATTCATTGACTTTCTGCATGTCCTCTTCTTGCTCTCGTTTTTCAGCTTGATGAGCAAGAAACCCTGCGCTGATAAATCCTAAAATCACTGCGCCAGTTCCTAAAAGCTGATTTATTAATGGTGGTTCAAACATTCTGTTCTCCTTATGCTCTTAATTTTCGTACTTCTTTCTCTAATTCCAAAATCTCATAAACATCATTGACATCGTACATAATATCTTTCCCTTGCTTACGAAATCTTAAGCCTTTACGTTCTAACTTCTTAACATAGGCATGATTAAAGCCAAACTTCTTCATCAAAGCCTGTTGATTGATTGGCATGCGATCATTCTCTAACTGCTCCTTGACCTGCTTTTCAGCAAAGAATCGTAATTGTAACGTGATACCTTCCATTTTCTACATCCTCTCAACTATGCGGGCAAGCATTTTTGTGATATAATGGTTTTAATTGTTTTAGTATGCGCCTGATTGCCGTCAGGTGCTTTTTGGTTTATCTTAGTTCGTCTATTTTGACTTCCAGTGCGTCAGCGATTTTACACATATTCTTAAAAGAAATACGCTCGGTTTTGATATTTCTGATTGTATTTGGACTAATACCAGCTTTTTCAGCTAATTCCTTCTGTGTCATCCCTTTTTCAATCAACAAATGCTTAAACTTCTTCCACACACATTGCTCCTTTCCCAATATATTGTGTTTTAAACATATAAAAACACTACATATTGTTATTTAATTTAGATTATGCTATAATCAATCTCGACTAGGACCTCTCACGTTTTAGTCAAAATTCCAATAGAAAGGAGGAAAACTATATGTCTTTTAAAATGAACGGATTAGATGAACTAGCTAAAGAGCTCAAGCAAATTTCAAAGAATGCTCAAGCCCTTGCAGGAACACATGAATATTCTTTTGATGAAATATTTCCTAATAAATTCATGTTAGAAAACACAAACTTCTCAACCATAGAAGAATTTCTGCTGTCTAGCCCAGAAAAAATTTCTAGTAACGAAGAACTTGAAAAAGCTGATGAAACAATCCTAGATACATTCGTTTCTGAACAAACCAAGTTCTCTACTTGGGAAGAAATGTTGTCTACTGCTACAGAAAGTCTAATCTTTGACAGGCTTGGCTTTTAATTCAATTTCAATAATACTAAGTCGATAGATTGCTTCTTGCAATTCTTCGGCTTTTTTTGATACTTCTTTACAAGCTTCCTTTAGTTCTTCAATACCAGAAACTTCAACATTAAGCCGATATCCTATTGGTCTCATTTCCTTCTCCTTTGTATTTATTTTTTCTACCCTCTCTTTTATTTATTAAGAGAAGTAGGACTTGTTGTTAATTAATATTTATTGTTATTTAATACTTGTTGTATAGTTAGTATTTATTAGTGCCTTATTTTACAGATTTGTAAAATACAGATTTGTAAAATACAGATTTGTAAAACAAGGAAATGTAACTGCTAATTTGTGGATAACTTTTGTAAAGCTTCCTCCAATCTCTGTAGCATAATTTCAAATTGAAAATCGGTAATTTTAACATCTGAGAAGAACCGAAATGTCTGAACTCCTTTACCTCGTCCGAGACTCTTTTTAAAAGTTCTGAGATAACCAGCCTTCTCTATCTTCTTGAAATACCTATCTACCATATCCCGACCAACACCTTTTCGCTTGGCTATCTCCTCTGGATAGACTTGCCAGTTTGGGTGATTAGCCAGCACCACCATCATAATACCAACCGCTGTAAAACCTAGCGCAGGGTCGTTGATGAAGCTATTACTAACAGCAGTATAATTTTCAGTCGCATTCTTGAAAGATGAATTGGCAATCTAAATTTTTAAAGTCTGTCATACAGTCTCCTTTCTATTTCTAATCTCCTTATCTGCTATAATATAAGCAGAAAGGAGGTGATTTTATGAAATCCTTTCATTCCTCCTACTCCTCAAATTTTTCCTACTCAATTCCGTAATCTTCAATAACTTGAAGAATGAAACTGTTCGCTCGCGGACCCTTCGTCGCCCCACTTAGAATATTTGTTACTTCCTGTCGTTTAAAGCCATAAGCAACCGCTAGAGTTGTTTTTTTAATGCCTTTCTCTTTTAAGAAAGCATTAACTCTTTCGCGACCGTTTGCGATATCTGGCATATATACCCCTCCTCTTTACTAATTTGTAAATAAGAAACAACTAAAAATTTAACTATTTTTTGTACTTTTTTATTGACAAACTCTATAATAAAGTCTAAAATGAAATCATAACAAAAACACTAATAAAACTATAAATACCGTTCGCCAAAACATTTTTATAATTTATTTCTTAGTTGTTTTTTTAGTTGTAACTTACTTACAAAAACTATTCTATACTTTTTTCTAGATTATGTCAATACTTTTTTCTAGAATTTTAGAAATATTTTTTGTGATACCCTTAGAAAGGTTGATTTAACAATGTTTTCAACGCTAGAAAAAATTAAAGAATTAGCTAAAAAAAGAGGGATTTCTCTAGCGAAACTAGAAGAAAGTCTAGGATATAGTACCAATTATTTCTATACTTTAAAAACGAAAACCCCAAACTCTGACCGCCTACAAGAAATCGCCGACTACTTCAACGTGTCCACCGACTACCTGCTTGGACGGACGGATAATCCAGTTATCGCTGGGAGTGATGAATTTGCTCAAGTAAACGGACAAATCATAGACTTACGCAAAGCGGCAGCCAACACCATGTTATTTGACGGAAAACCACTAAATGAAGATGATATCGACTTCATTACATCCGTCCTATCCGCCCACTTCAAAAGCAAAGGAGAACGCTAATGACTATCACTATCAACTTCACAGAAAAAAATTCCTATATCACGGACTACCTAAACAAACACGGTATCGACACAACGACCATGGATTTTGACGACTTCATGACACTCATGGAAGATATTGAAGACGCACGAGCAGCCGACCAAGCCTATATGGAGTATTTAGCCGACCCAGTTACTTATACCATGGATGAGGTCTTGGATGAACTAGGACTAACTCGAGAGGATATTGCTTAATGTATCGGCTAGATATTGATAAAAAAGCTCTCAAGCAACTTAAAAAACTAGATACCCCAACCAGAAAACAAATCCTATCCTGGCTTGCTAAAAACATTGAAAACACGACCAATCCAAGACAACATGGAAAAGCATTAAAAGCCAACCTTGCAGGTTACTGGCGATACAGAGTAGAGAATTACCGCATCATCTGTGATATCCAAGACGATAAACTAGTCGTCCTAGCCGTGGAAATCTCCCACCGCAGAGATGTTTATAAATAACGAAGGAGAACTATGACACTCGCTAAACTCTGCGAAGAATATCAAGTAGAACTTTGTCTCTTCGACGGTTCAAACTGGCACAGTAGCGGTTTCTACAATCCAGACACAAACGTACTCGCTATTGACCACAACTTGACTCCTGAACAACAAATCCAAGTCGCCCTACACGAACTTGGACACAAAGACCACACACGCTCAGAGTACCAGAACGCCCGTCTACGCTGTGAAAACGAAGCTGATAGGAATATGATCCATCATCTCGTAAAAGACGCACTAGAAAACTTAGACGACCCCACAGAGTTTGATTACCTCAAATTCATGTCTTACTACAATCTAAAAACCATGACAAATGAAATCATGGTTAAAGAAGAGTATTTAGCATTAGTAAATTAAAAAAAGGAGTATCAATATGGAAATTGATAAAGTAAAAGCCGATTTAAAACAAGTCGGCAAACGTGTAGCAGATCTCAGTCAAAGCATTACAAATGAAGAGCAAACCAAAAACGCCTTCATTATGCCTTTCTTTCAAGCGCTTGGTTATGACATCTTCAACCCTCTTGAGTTTGTCCCAGAGTTTACCGCCGATGTGGGCATTAAAAAAGGCGAAAAAGTCGACTATGCAATCATTTTGGATGGCGAACCACAAATCCTAATTGAATGTAAATCAATCACAGAAAACCTTACTAAGCACGACTCTCAACTATTCAGATATTTCGTAACTACTAAATCAAAATTCGGTATCTTGACAAATGGCAGAGAATATAAATTCTTTACTGATTTAGATGAACCAAATAAAATGGACACAACTCCATTCTTAACTATCGATGTGACTGATATCAAAGAAAATCAATTTACTGAGATTATCAAATTCCATAAAGAGAATTTTGATATTGATAATATTGTTTCATCAGCTTCTGAATTGAAATACCTCAACAATCTTAAAGCGTTTCTGACCGAAAACATCACTACACCTTCAGATAGCTTCCTCAGATATCTAACATCAGAAATCTATGAAGGTCGTGTGACTCAAAATATCTTAACGACATTTTCTCCTATCATCGTGAAAGGATTTAATCAATTCATCACAGAAAGAGTTAATGAAAAATTAAGTGCAGCACTTAATACAAGCGTTGAAACAAAAGTAACAACCGATATTCCAAAAGTTGAAGCTGAACCTGAAGAGATTGTTGAAGCAGCTGATGAAATTATCACAACTCCTGCTGAGTTAGAAGTCTATACTGTTGTTAAAATGCTTGCTAAGGATGTAGTATCTCCAGAACGTGTATTTTACAGAGATAACCGAAGCTATTTCAATGTTTTGGTTGACGATAATATCAAAAAATGGGTATTGCGTTATCGTTCAAATTCAAAGAAAAGCACAATCGAAATTCGTGATAAAGGTATCTTCCCGGTATCTACTCCTCTCGAAGTCGCAAATTATGTCGATGAGATTTTAGAAGTAATCAAGAAATTCTCATAACAAAAAAATCCCCACACTCTCCATCGCCAAACGTTGAGTGTGAGGATTCAACTTTCCATCAAGCAAGCAATGGAAAGGATGATAAAAAAATACAACTATAGTTTATCATAAGTTCTACACCTTTTCAACTATGCGGGCAAGCAATCGAAAAGAAAGGACTTTTTATGATAAAAAAATA